CCTTCTCTGGTCTTAACTTTGGCCTGACATACTTCGACACCCTACTACTTCTCTCGCAAGTCATCATGATGTCGTTGCCGTAGAGGTCGTACAGATGGTTGTATATCCCATCTGCACTCCCACCACGCATAGCAGAAGCACAATGCTTCTCGCTTTCAAACCAAACAGTCGTCTCAATCTCGTAATCCTGCACCGTGTACGCAATCACAAGTGCCGTGAAAAACTCAATCATCGGGCAACTTCCCACACACTTTCAGTTCCAGCATCCATGCCCGTGTCCCTGATCAAACCTTGCTTGTGCAGGGCAGACAGGTTCGTGCGGACAATCGTCAGCTTCAATCCCATACGATCCGCCAACTGCTTCGCGGTCCCCGCACCTCGGTCCAACTCGGCAAGAATCTCCTCCTTCCTCGTTAGTTTCTGGTTGGTCTGTCGCTTGCGCGTCAACTTATCCCACATTTTCTTGAACATCGCTCTCTCCTTTCTCTCTAAGAACTTCCGCAATCTCCTCGATTGGTGTTAAGTTTAACCCAAAATTCTCCGCACAGCCACGGTATCTTCCCAACCAGGTCGCCAATGCCGTCGCGGCCTGTCGCCGCAACTCACGCTGCGAGTCATCACTGTCAGGATCAAACCGCTCGTAGCCGCCGCCCTTCTTGCGTAAACTCACAGGACTTATAAACGTAGGATACTCCCTCACGCTTATACTCACCACCTGATCCTCGGGGTCCGACTCTTGAACCACGATCCTCAGACCACTCGCCATCTGACGCGCCATTTGTATGCGCCACTGTCGTGCAGCTTCTTGATCTTCCATCCCATAGAACCACTCATACGCCTCATGGTCAGGCTGTCCACCCAACCAATCCACGAACTCCGCAGGATGAAACATGTTGCGGCCCGATGCCGCTAGGTAATCGTCAATAATTCTTTGACGTTCTTTCTTTGGAAAACCAGCCATTTCTTTTCTCCTTTTCTAGCTGTTTAGTTGACCGCCGTACCGCGACCGCGCCCCGACTGACCGCAACGTGACTCATCATGCCGCGCCTCGACCGCCTTGACCCGCCCGAACACATCTGACCCGACCAAACGCAGCCGTGACATACCTCGACCGCCATGACACACCGCATAACAACGGGACACAACGCAACACACCCAACCTAGACCGCCATGACACGACCTGACCGAACCCGACATACCTCAACTTATCATTCCATGACCGCCGTACCGTGTCCTCACCCTACCGAACCTAACCCGAACGCACCTAATCAAGACCGCCTCACCGTGACCATGACGTACCGAAATACACCAAACCTTAACGGACCGAATCGGACGATGCCTTAACAAGACCGCCACGACTGACCTCGACATGCCAATCCCTACCGCGACTCGTCATACCTCATCTTATCATACCTCGACCGCCAAACCAAAACGGGCCATGCCTGTGCCGCGCCCCAACTCAACGTACCCTTCCAAATCGGACCGTGCCCCGACCGCCTTAACCCGAGTTGCCATAACCGACCTTGTCACACCTCGACCGCCAAAACATAACGCGACGCAACGCACCGTAACCTGTCGGAACGTACCACGACCGCCTCAACTTAACGTGACGTACCCGACCCCGCCTGAACGTGACCGCCTGACCCCGACTTACCGTAACACAACTCAACGTACTAAACCCCGCCCCGACCGTGTAACCTTGACCAAATAGATGGGGGCACTCGGCCCCCGATCCGTTGTTATTCCGCAGCAACGAGAGTAACATCCCGACGCATGCGCTCCTCTTCCATGAAGGCCATCAACTCAGCCGTCTGATCATCCGCATACTCTGGATTATCCAACGCCTCCTGCTGAACATCTCGACCCTCCAACATCAACTCATCCCACTCCTCTTGGAACGAACCCATGCTGTCCTCAGTCAATACTTGGAACGTGCCAAACGATCCTCGGCCCTTCTCCTGTCGGAAGTCCCCGATACCCACAATCGATCCCGCGTTCGTCAACAACGACACAATCGAATACGCAGACAAAGTCGGCTGCACATACGCAATGTCAACCTCCGCACACCAACGCGGCAAGTACGCACGGGTCCGCATGTCTGGCGTCTTGTTCATGTCCGCAGACCGAACCATGTCAATCTTCAACTGCGGCTTGCCCCAAATCTGAACGTGCGTCTGTGGCAAAAAGATCAAACGCTGCACACTCGTCTTCGTAATACCGTCAGTCTCCAATGCAGCAGTCGCCATCGCACCCTTGACACCAGGTGCAGGGAAACAAAGTAACGTCTCCCCAAACGGCTTCTTGTATACCGAATCTCGGTACTCCTGCTCTGGATTGTGCTTGATCTCCTTGCGCTGCGCAGCAGTCTTCTTGCCGCCACCAATCAACAAATCACGCATAGCCTTCGAACTCATGCTGTTAAAGTACAATGGGGTCGTGCCCATCATGCGTAGCTTTACGCGACCTTGCTTTAACGGTTGAATCTCCAATGCCGCTTCTTGTGGTGCTTTCTTCGTTGCCATGATATTTTCTCCTTACTTGGCTTCTAGTTGAAAGTAATTGTTTGTTGCATGCGGACCATCCGCATGTCAACCCCTTATTGTAGTTCTTTCCAAACTACACCTATGACATGCATCGGGTTCAGGTAAATCACTGCCCCATCCTCCAACTCAATCATAAGACCTTGAGACAAATTAAAGTCCCATTCCTTCACATTGTCATACGCAATGTTCCCCTGCTCCATCACACTCGGAAGCATCAGTACCTCTAACCTATGCGTCATCTGCACACTCCATACATTTCTCTGCATCCTCGCCCATGATCTTAGTCACAGGCATCCCACAATCGCACAGCCGCTCCATTTCACCGTCTCCGCTGCACGTCTCACACGTTTCAGTCGCCGTGTCCAAGTACCCAATGTCTCGGGTAAAACTCTGAGGCCGAGCAATCTCATACTCAATCACCCCATCGCCCAAACAATCTGGACATGGCACCATGATCGGCGTCTCTTGCAACTCGATCAACAGATCCTTCATCTTGCCCATCACGCTGCCTCCTCGAACTTGGGCAGCACCTCGTTCCGAAACTTGTCCGCCATCTGCACATAGAAACACCCGAACTCTGCATCCATAACCTCGGACAACTTTCCGCCGTTCGCTTTCACAAACTCCTGTGCCCACAGATGTACATGGTGCAAGATAAAGTTTTCCAACTGCTCTTGGGTCAACGGTAAACTAGGCATCCTCCATCTCCTCCTCAAACTCTGGTTCCCAAGTGCTGTCGCTGCCGTCGATGTACTCACCCTCGAACATGCCGCCCTCGTCCTGATAGGTAGCATGAACCTTGACACCCAACTCATGCAGCTTGTCCCACACTGGAACAGGCGGACCCCAAGCAGTCCAACAACGAAACTCGAACCACGACTTGGTGTCAGCAGTAAACTCCTCCACCGTCTCGGTACTTAACTCCTCGTCAATCTCAACCTCACACACGTCCCACTTGGTTCCCCAATTTTCACAACGCCAGTCATACCAACCTGCAACCTCAACCCTTTCGTTATTGAACGGTGAAATTCGTTTGCTTTTATTCGGCGTAGCCCACTGCTCGAACGGCATCGGACAAACCAACTGACAGAATTGTGGGTTCTTGGCACTACCCCCATTGTGGGGATCGTAACCATTCTGGATCAGGCCATCCCATAACTGGGACACCAAGTAATGTGGCCCCTCAACTCGGACCTGTTGATAACAATGATTAGGCATTCTCTTTCCTCCTGATTAAAATCTCCCGTACATCACAATCGTAAGTGATCACGACCTCATCGCCAACACGCAACTTGCTGTTCACAATCTCCGCTCCAACGATGTCAACTATCGGGCGGTCACCCTTCCCCGATACCTTGCGCTTGCCAGTGCCCTCTTCATTCTGCACCAACAACATCCCTCCATCACGAAGCGGTAATTGAATTACGTCAAACCGAACGCCGCGCTCGTAACCTGCCTCGACCAACCGCTTGCCCTCCAACCAAATGCGAGGGCGACCACGGTTCGCTCGGATCGTATATTCCTGTAATAAAATCATGCCAAAGCCCCCCACTGCATAGCCATCGCATCCGCAATGCCTCTGTAAAACTTCGAACGCAGCTTCCAACGATCAGCACTCGGCGGTAACTTGTGACACTCATCACGCGCCGTCGATCCATCCAAACTCCCAGTGCGTACCAACTTCGGTAAATTACGCAGCCACAAACAGGTCCGCTTCTTCACATTGTCCTCACTGTCGTCCGCCTCCGCAAACTCCCAAGGCTGTATGCTCTGGGCAAACGGCTCATAGTTCTTGATCCGAACCTTCGCATGCTTGTGCATCACAGGATTCTCAACCGCAACCATAGGTATATGCTCCACGTTCCACACATCAGAAAACAATGCAGCACCCTCATCAAGCTCCTGCCACATCTCCTCCAACGTCCGATTGGGCGGAGCCTTGTGCAACCAACGCACACCACTGTTGCACAACCTCGTGCAAGGCGGATGCATCACAGCCAATAAATCCCAGTCATCACGCATCACGTTCCGAATGTCATCCTGTATGTGACGATTAGTCGGAGTGTCCGCAGGTAAAATATCACAGGACCACGCATCATGGCCCATTCTCAAAAACGCATCACGCACCGTGCCTGATGTCTCACAACCAATTAATACTTTCATAGATCTTTCCTTCTTTACTTGTTGATAGCTTGTAAGTTAATGGATCTCGGTCCTTTTGTCAAGTGGGTATCCAAAATACAAAGATTACATATATACAGTCTCAGCTAGATTTTTTAAAAAAATATTTTTTTCAATCCAAATCTGATGTATTCACCGTAATCAGTGTAATCACCCATTGAAAACATTGGAAAAATTGCCCTGAAGTGATTACAAAATGATTACAGTGATTACACTTTTGTAGGAAAATCGCCTATAGTAGAGTTGCACTGGACGCATGACCCCCTCTGTAAATGCATAGCTCCACCTCTCTATTGAAAACTAATTCTCCTTGGTTTAGCTTGTGACCAGAACACAACGAGGCAAACATGGCATCCCTTGAGAAGAAGATTGAACAAGAACATGGTCGCCAACTGACCAACCGACAGAAAACTTTTGCTCGACATGTAGTCGAAGGCATCTACTCGAATGCTGAATGTGCGAGGAAGGCAGGGTTCTCTGCTGAAGCCGCTAACGTATCGGCATCCAAACTTTTGAATGGTCGTGATTACCCTCACGTTCTGGAATACATACAAGAACTTCGAGAAGAAAGAGAACGGCGGTATGGTGTGACAACCATCGGACAGCTTGAACGTCTGCATAAACTCTCGCTCGGTGCGGAAGATGCAGGACAATTTTCTGCTGCTATCAATGCCGAAAAGATCCGCTCTGCTTTGGGTGGTTTGACCGTTGATCGAAGAGAAAACATCAACACCATTGATCAGATGTCGCGAGATGAAATCACCGCCAGACTGGCTGCATTGCAGAAGCAATATCCGCAAGCGTTTGTGATCGAAGGAACAGCAAAGGATATTACACCAGATGAGCAAGGGACCAGAGGCGAACTTTTGGCAATCGATCAGGACGAACTTACCGAAGAAGTGCTTCGCAACGAGGATTGAAAACAAGCACGGCGGAGGTGTACCTGATGTCCATATCGTATGGGACAGCATACCCTTCTGGATGGAATTGAAGGTAGCAAAATCCAATAAGGTAAATATCTCTCCTCACCAAGTTGCTTGGAATATGGCATATTGGGCTCGGGGTGGTCTAAATTTTTACTTAGTAAAGAGGGCCTCTACCCAAGAGATACTTTTATTTGGGGGAAATCAGGGGCCCGAGGTCCGAGATCAGGGGTGTCTTGCGCCTTGCGCCCTGCGCGTTGGCTCTGTTCCTGACTTGTTCTGCGCCCTGCGCCCTGTTTTAACTGGTTTGTTGCACCCTAATCGTGGGCTCCGAGCGGTGGGCGAATAAAAAAAGGGGCCGTTGGCCCCTGGTCTTTAGTGTTCTACTATCGCGATTGATTTTGCTAGGCTGGATCCCTTGCAAAGTTTGCATGCTGTGCATTGGACGCGGCGTCCAGCTTCTTTTGACGCGGGGCATAGTGCCTCGTTTGTTTTGTCGATGTCGCCAAGATCCGCGATTACTCGGAATGTGCGACGTCCAGCTTTCCAATGTGCGATTGCTTCCGCGTGTGAGTCTGCGCTTTGCATTGCGATATCTGGACGCCATGGTTTCTGGTGTGTGTACGCTGTCCAAGTTTCACATTCTGCTAGTAATTCGTCCCACACTTCGGACGGTACTGCGGCGGGGTCGCCATAGGTTCCGACTCTAACGAATCGACCACGGCCCATGGTGCGCGGGTCGCCTTCGGAATATACGCCGCGCTTGTATGCTTTCCATACGATTAATACGCCTTGCCCCAAGTTAACATAGCACTTGCGACCTTTGGCAATCTTGCGCTTTGGATCCGTCGTAACTTCGCCACGCATGGGGCAAGATCCGCAAATTGAAAAGTCTGCGCCCGTTTTGCTGGCCTCGAGCGGGTTAATATCCGAGCGCAAGATATAAGTTTGTACGACCTTGCCCGTTTTGGTGTTGCGATTTGAATATGTGGCAATAACCACAATTGGCTTTCCATCCAATAGGCTGGGCCCGTTGTAGATGATAGCGTGTTGCATTGTTTTTTCCTTTCTAGTTAACAGTTTTATATTATCAGATTGTACGCTGTGCACAAGTTTTTATTTGTCTTGCGCCTTGCGCGCTGGTCCTGCGCCTTGCGCCTTGCGCCCTTTCAAGAGTGCATGAATTAGCCTGGCTTCTTTCTTAGATATTGGTTGCCTGGATGTTTTGATAGCCAGGTCAACTGCTTCTTTGTTATACGTTGCCATAAAAAATTAGGGGGCCGAAGCCCCCCCTCCCTAGTTAAGTTCGTAGTCTATTGACGTGCGGATGTCTTCCAAGATCTGCCGCCTTACTGTTTCCAGCTTCTGGCGGATCTTGCTATCCGCAGGCAATTCCTGAATTACCAAGCCAAGCTCGCCTAGATCAATGCGAACTTCTGCTTCAAGATTTCGGTGTGAAGTGTAACCTTTTTTCATGGTCTTTCCTTTCTGGTTAACTAGGCCCTATTGCCTATACCCGATACTACCAAACCAGGAACAAGTGGTCAACAATTAATTGCCACTCGGTAATGATTGCCAAGTGGCAACGGTCCTGCGCCTTGCGCCTTGCGGCCTGCGCCCTGAACGCCAAAGCCCCAGGCGCTTGCGCACCTGGGGCAAAGGAAAGACAGCCCATTATCCCAAGGGCCAGGGGATTAGTTTAACGCTCGATGATCCATGCACCGATGCAGGCGATGATGATAAATCCGCATAAGAATATTAGAATAGCCATGGTCTTTCCTTCCTAATGAAAAGCCCAGGCGCGTAGACTTCCATCTATCGCAGCGCCTGGGCGGGGTTGGTTTAGTCGATGATTGGTGCGCCAGGTGCGCCGTATTCATCCATCCATGCTGGATCCGCATCGATCAACGCGCCGTTGCTGGTCACGTCACGGGCATAGGTGTCGCCCATCTCATATGATCCATCGTGCATGTGTGGCGATGTTGCTGCCACAAACCAACGGGCATATGGATCATCGCGCTCTGCGCTGGAATGCTTGTAAGTCTTTAAGACTTTCCACTTCCAGCCATAGGGGCTGGCATAGACAGCGTATGGTTGATCCGCTTTACGTGTTTTTCCGAATGATGTTCTAGGCATGTTCTTTCCTTTCTTATTGAACAAGTAAAGTATGCCCCACTTTAAAGCAGGGCACAAGTCTTTTATTTTCCTTTTGTCTTTATGCTATTCAGGTATTCATTGCATAGGCGCTGGATAGCCTGCTCTTTTGTCACTTCGAAGTGGAGCTCATCGCTCATCGCTTCGGCTACAAGATCCAGCGGCGTCGGTTCCTTTTTCATTAAACGTTTCATGTTCTTTCCTTTCTGGTTTGACCTGTCTCATCAGCACCGCTTTGGTCAGTTTCGGTGGACGGGGGCCGAAGCCCCCGTTTCGACGTTTAGCGGCGCATCATAGCATCGGCAGCGTATCTCAGGCGTAGGTCGATATCCGCTTTGAATTTTGCTTTGGTGAGCGTGGATGCATTGGTATGTAGACCGATATGATCTTTCACGTCTTCGGGTGTTATTGGACGGCGCTTCCCGTTTTGGTTTAGCCATGTCCCGTGAATGGTCTCGATCATATAGCAGCGGGTGTAGAACTCTTTCCAATTGTCTTCGGTGATTTCGTTCATTGCCACTGACATGGTGCCCCAGATTAGAGCGTTAGTGATGGGCCAAACAGCGTCATCTTTATAGTCTGCTGCCACTTTGGTTAGATCATAATTTAAAGCCATTGTCTTTCCTTTCTGGTTGATGGTGGGGGCCGAAGCCCCCTGTTGATTAGATCCAAGAGAAACGTTTCTGGATATGTTCCTTGCGGATATGTTCCTTGATGGTCACTTCCTTGAACTGTGCGAAGCCTTCTTCCACTGCTAGTTCGCGGCGTGATTGCTTCAGGATCTTGAGCTCTTTCTCGATCTGGTCGATCATGTCGAGCTCTGCCATTAGATCATCGCGAAAATCTTGACCCTCGCTTTGGCTGTCGATCATGGTGTTGAGCATAAACTTGTTAAACATTGTCTTTCCTTTCTGGTTAAGTGGCCCCTCCCATCGAAGGGCCATAACGTAGTTATGGGGCCTAGAATTGAGAATGTCAACAGGTAAAATACAATTAATTGCAAGTTTTTTAAATTAATTTCCAGAAAATGACAGCAGCTGAACGCTGCAATGCAGCAAGACTCGGGGGTTACTTTGCCGCATCGCAGCGAGCCGCAGCGCGACCCGCGACCCCCGCACCCCCCGTTTTGGGGGGTGGCGCTGCTGTATGCGTGTTATATACATGGTTTCATAAATTCATTCGGGGGTAATTCCATTCCACTTGTATGTAGACCACAAGCCCAGAAAAAATCGCCCCTATATTTTCATTCGGGGTTGGTATAGACTAGGGCCCATGACCGAGTACCGAGAAGCGCGGCCCGAGGATCTTGGGGCTATATTGGAGTTGTGTTGGGAGATGCACTCTGAGACGGATTATAGTAAGTTTGAGTTGGATCGGGGTCGTGCGGCGGAGTTTGTGGGTCGTATGATGGATGATGGTTATGCTGGTATTGCGGTTGAGGGTGATGAGGTTGTTGGAGTTTTGTTGGGTGGGGTGATGCCTTTTTGGTTTTCTGAGCAGTTACAGGGTTGTGAGTTGTTGTTTTACGTTCGGAAATCTTCGCGAGGTGGATTTGTTGGCAAACGTATGGTAGAAGGGTTTAAGGCTTGGTGTGAGTTGAGGGGTGCGGTACGCACTGTTTTGGCGCTATCGAGTGGAGGCGACATAGATCGGAAGGGTAGATTTTTGGAGCGGATTGGTTTTGAGCCTATTGGTGGCTTATATGCGAGGGATTTGGTTTAATGGGTTTACCTGGTTTTATTATAGGCGCGGTCATCCTTGGTAGCAGCGGCGGTGGCGGTGGCGGTGGCGGTGGTGGTGGAGAAACTGCTCCTGTAGTACCGACGCCAGATGATTTTGCGACATGGAGTGCGGCGAACAAGCCTGACGCGGATTTTAATGACCAGTTTAGTAGTTATGTAAATTATTTAAACGAGGATCGGTTTGGTTTAACGGCTGACGAGCGTGGTGCGTATATACCAGAGCATGTTGTTTCTGATTACACGAACAGGATTCATGCTACTGAAGCGGACATGAAGAACGATGATCGTTCGTTTTATGACCAGCGTATTAATGAGGGAGTGACGGATTTTGACAGTTGGTTGTCTGGTCAGAGTGATGATTTAAAGAATGCGGATTACGGGGCACAACATCAGGCGTACAAGAACCAGACGACGGCGATTTTGAATCAGCGGCCTGATTGGATGGGTGAGGATGATTCTTCGTATACGACGTTTGATAATTATGATCCAGGTTTGTTTGTTGCTGGTGAGGACTATGGGAATTTTGCTGGGTCGTATCGGACGCGTGACGAGGCGGACAGTGCGTTTAGGAATTACTATGCGGAGCAGATAGGGAATTTTGGTTACGGTAATTTGATTACCGACGACATGGACAACGCGGGTTATGTGGATGCGTATAACGAGGCGAAGTCGCGGAATGAATTTGGTACGTTGATCGGGGGCCTTGGTTATGGGTCTTTGGTTGATCCGAGTATGACGTCTGGTCAGTTATCTACGTTGTGGGCGGATGTACAGGAGCGTGATCGGTACAAGGGCCTATTGGACGAGATGGGTTATGAGTACGACGCGACGGATGACGCGACGAGTTTGGGTTATTTATATAATCAGGCTCAAGCGATTGAGGACACGAAGGCCAAGTTGAAGGCTGCGGAGGATGCGTATAGCACTTTGGAGGGGACGTACACGTCTACTGTTGGTGCGATGGACAACTTGCAGGGCGAGTTTGACGAGTTGTTCGGGAGCTACGGTTCGTTGACCACGGACTATGGGGATTTGCAAAGTACATATGACACGTTGTACGGTCAGTACGGGGATTTAGAGAAGACGTTTGGGGAAACGAAGGAGGCGTTGGGTGAGAAGGCTGGGGAGTATGACACGCTTAGTGGGTTGTACGACACGCTTACGTCCAACTACGGCACTTTGACCACGGATTACAACACGGCTATCGGGGATTTGGGTACGTTACAGACGACCTATGGGAATTTATCCTCGGACTACGACACGTTGAGCGGAGAGTTTGATGCGTTGACGGGTATGCAGGCTCGGACGCAGGCGGATTTGGATGCGTCTTTGGCGGATGCACAGGGTCTTCGTAGGCAGAAGCGCATGAATCAGGCGGTTGATTTCTTGACGGAGAGTGCGGCGGACAAGCAGGCCAAGATTGATTCTGGTTTGGCGTCGTTACAGACGCAGACCCCTGCATTGTCGGAGTATACGCAGGCGGCGACGGCTATGGGTCAGACGGCCTTGGATCCGACGTCTTATTCGTTGCAGCCATTGGAGTTTGAGACGGCGTTTTCGCCTGACATATTCCAGCCTTCGTATGGGGGCCAGCAGAACTTTGGGTTACAGCCCATGGGATTGAACGTGGGTCAGTCGTTTAATCCGTATTTTGATGCAATCAATACTCAGTACGGTGTGGATCTTGGACTTCCTGCACTTGGAGGAGAGAAATAATGAGCATATTAGACGACATATCGATGGGCCTTGGGTTCAAGGAAAAGGACCAAGATTACTACGACCGCACGGCGGCTACGATTGAGAGAAATCAGGGGTCGGGCGCAGCGGACAGGTATAGAAGCCAGACAGCGGATGCACGGGCAGCGGCTCCTGGCGGTTCGAGTAACAACGCCAATGTAAGTAACTTTGCTCAGTCTGTTTTGGATAGTGACGATGTTTCCGCGTTTTTACCTGGTGGAGATAAAACAGGAGACGATTTAAAAAAGTTTCAGACGGTTTATAACTTTCAAAGTGACCAATCAGACAGTGACCCACGCGGTCAAAGCACACAGAGTGGTGTTCTTACCTCTAGAAATTACGCGGTCAACATTGATCCTGTTACAGCAGATTTATCCGCTCCGCAAAACCCAGCGGGGTTACAGAGCCTTGTCGGCGGAAGTATGTTGGGCCGAGGACTTTCGGCTCTTGGTGGGTACAATCAAAGCGAAGACAAAGTTGTTAACATTGTCGATGGCAAGCCCATCTATCAGAAATCGGATGGCACGTACTATTCTATTAACGCGTTGGGATTGCCTTACGATGTTGCGAGTATGGACACGTTGGACGAGGACCCCGAGCAGGTAGCGCGTCGTGAGGCGATGATGAGCAACATGGGCTCGGACGATGACGGGCCGAGCGTGATTGACGAGCTATTGGACAACGACTCTGGGACCACGGACCCTTGCCCAGAGGGGTATGTTTACGACAGTGAGCAGATGATGTGTGTGATTGATCCGTCTACGGGTCTTACACCAGACCTTCCGACGATGGAATTACCCGACCCATCGGTGCCACTTTCAGATTATACGCAGGTTGCAAACAATTTTATACCAACCCCACTACAACCTATAGCTCCAAACCCTATTCAGCAGCAGCTATCGCGGTTAAATCGGTCGATGAGTGGTCCGAGACAGCAGCAACGGGCCTCGGGATTGGCGGGAGCTAATACGGGGATCATGCAGGTACGTCCGTGAACTTACAGGCTCTTCCAGAAGAAGCACTAAAAGAGATCTTGGCTCTTACTGAAGCCAAGAAGAAGCTGGATCTTCGGGAGGAAGCCTCTGAGAAGTTCATGCCGTTTGCGCATCACGTCTATGAAAACTTCATCGAGGGGCGGCATCATCGGATTATTGCTGAAAAACTTGAACGTGTTGCACGAGGAGAACTCAAGCGGCTTATAATTAATATGCCACCTCGTCATTCGAAGTCAGAATTTGCAAGTTACTTGATGCCTGCTTGGTTCTTGGGCCGCAATCCGAAGCTCAAGATCATTCAAGCTACGCACAATACGGAGCTTGCGGTGCGTTTTGGACGTAAGGTTCGTGATTTGATTGACGATCCAGCGTACAAAGAGGTGTTTCCTGATACGAATTTGAAGGAGGACAACAAGGGTGCAGGTAAATGGCAGACTGACAAGGGTGGTGAATACTTTGCTGCGGGTGTTGGAGCGGCTGTTACGGGGCGGGGTGCGGACCTCTTTATCATTGACGACCCTCATTCGGAACAAGACGCCCTGAGTGAGAGCGCGTTTGACAACGCGTATGAGTGGTACACCTCTGGTCCTCGACAGCGTTTACAACCTGGTGGGGCAATTATCCTAGTTATGACACGCTGGGGTAAGAAGGATTTGACTGGACGGTTAATTCAGTCGCAATCGGGCGACGTTATGGCGGATCAATGGGAGGTTGTGGAGTTTCCAGCGATTTTGCCGAGTGACAAGCCTCTTTGGCCTGAGTTCTGGGAGAAGGCTGCGCTGCTTTCGATCAAGGCATCGCTGCCTGTGGGCAAGTGGAATGCGCAGTGGCAGCAGCAACCGACGGCATCAGAGGCTGCGATTATCAAACGTGAGTGGTGGCAAGACTGGAATAAGGAAAAGATTCCGAATCTGGACTATGTCATACAAGCATATGACACGGCGTTTTCGAAAAAGGAGACGGCGGACTATTCGGCTATTACGACGTGGGGCATTTTCAAACCTGAAGAGGGTGGGCCTGACCATGTGATATTGATGGACGCTCGACGAGGGCGTTGGAACTTCCCTGAACTCAAGGAGATAGCCTATGAAGAGCACGAATATTGGGAGCCAGACATGGTGTTGGTCGAAGCGAAAGCGACGGGTACACCACTTATTGACGAGTTGCGGCTTCGTGGTATTCCAGCCTTGGGCTTCTCACCTGGCAAAGGGAATGATAAGGTAACAAGGATGCACATGGTTGCGCCTTTGTTTGAAGCTGGAATGGTGTGGGCACCTATGCACGAAAAGTTCGCTGACGAGGTCATTGAGGAAGTAGTTTCATTTCCTAATGGCGATCATGACGACTTTTGTGATAGTATGACTTTAGCACTGATGCGTTTTCGTCAGGGTGGATTTATTTCACTGCTTGGAGAAAACGAGGATGAGATGGAATGGAGGCCCCGTAGGAGGGAGTATTACTGATGGCGGACACAAGTAAAAAACGAATGATGAAAAAGTTAGCAGAGATGCTAGTGCCTGGCTCTGGAATGGCTTCTGCTGTATCACGAGCCGCGAGTGAGGTTAGTGGAGAAGATTCCTCAGAAGATACTTTGTTGCAAAATATTGGAAAAGCGGCTCAAAAAGCGGGTAGTTATACTGTTGCTCCTTATATGTTGAAAGGGGCTGGTTATGATAAAGCCGCTGATATTATGGGTTACCCTTTTGATGACGAGGGCAACATGAAACCTCAGTACAAAGCCAAGAAGTTTAAAAATGGCGGACAGGTTGTAAGCGGACGGGCACAGGTCAAAGGTACAAATTTTAAAGGAACTTTCTAATGGCAAGAGCACCAAACATGGTTGATTCGGGGCTGGATCTCGACGACACAATGGGATTACCCGATGTGGAGATCCCTGTAGACGCGCCCATGGAATTTCCTGGTGGTGCAGAAGTAATAGACGACGGACAGGGGGGCGCGATCATACAAGCCCTTGCTGACGCGCAGAACATGCCAACACAAGAAGAACTTATTCCGTTCGACGCAAACCTTGCTGAGTTTTTGGATGACGGCACCTTGGGGGAGTTGTCGAGTGAGCTTAGAGGCTTGTACGAAGAAGATTTGGATTCTCGTTCAGAGTGGGAAGAAACGTATGTGCATGGTCTAGATCTTTTGGGGATCAAGACTGAGGAGCGCACGACCCCGTTTGAAGGAGCGAGTGGGATCACCCATCCGATGGTTGCGGAGAGTGTGACGCAGTTCCAAGCGCAAGCGTACAAGGAACTGTTGCCAGCGGGTGGTCCAGTTCGCACTGGAGTGCTTGGGGCCAAGACGCCTGAGAGGGAAGCGCAAGCCTCTCGTGTCAAGAACTTTATGAACTATCAGATCACGGAAGTTATGGAAGAGTACGATCCAGACATGGATCAATTGCTGTATTATCTTCCGTTGAGTGGCTCTACATTTAAGAAAATATATTTTGATCCGACAAAACAACGTGCGGTATCGAAGTTTATTCCTGCGCAGGATTTGGTTGTACCGTATTCGGCATCTGATTTGATGACGGCAAACCGTGTAACACATGTGCTCCGTATGGATGAGAACGATGTTCGTAAGATGCAGGTCATGGGTATGTACCGTGATGTGGACTTACAGGCATCGACAGATATGGAAGAGGACCCTGTCAAGCAAAAAGTTAACGAACTAGAGGGTTTGTCGAAGAACTACAGCGACGATGTGTTAACGGTTTTGGAGATGCATGCGGATCTAGACATCGAGGGTTTCGAGGATATGGACCCGATGACTGGAGAGCCTACGGGTGTGAAGCTGCCTTACATTGTTACGATTGACCAGACGTCGGGTGAGATACTGGCTATCCGCCGTAACTATGCGCCTGATGATATGCTCAAGCGCAAGCGTCAGTATTTCGTGCACTACAAGTTTACACCTGGCTTGGGTTTTTACGGATTTGGTTTGATCCACATGATTGGTGGTTTAGGCCGTGCAGCGACGAGCTTATTGCGTCAGTTGATCGATGCGGGGACTCTAGCTAACCTTCCCGCTGGATTTAAGGCCCGTGGAGTGCGGGTACGCAACGACGATGAGCCGTTACAGCCAGGAGAGTTTAGGGACATTGACGCGCCTGGTGGGAGCATCAGAGACGCTATTGTACCTTTGCCGTACAAGGAGCCGTCAGGAACCTTGGCACAAATGTTGGGTGGATTAGTTAACGACGGGCGCAGGTTCGTTGCGTTAGCTGACCAGCAGATGTCGGATATGAATCAAGAAACGCCAGTGGGGACTACGGTTGCCATGTTGGAGCGTGGAATGAAGGTGATGTCTGCAATCCACAAAAGACTGCACTACGCGCAGAAGGCTGAGTTCAGGCTTTTGGCGCGTATCTTTGCGGAAAACCTACCACCAGTTTACCCCTATGAGGTGGCGGGTGCTCCTTCTGAAGTGAAGGCGCAAGACTTTGACGCTCGGATTGACGTTCTCCCAGTCTCAGATCCAAATATTTTCTCTATGTCGCAGCGCATCACGTTGGCCCAGACACAACTTCAACTGGCTCAATCGAACCCCCAGATGCACAACCTTCACGCGGCATATCGTAGGATGTATCAAGCGTTAGAGGTGCAGAATATTGATGAGATCTTGCCTCCGCCCCCACCGCCTCCCCAGCCTATGGATCCAGCGGTAGAGAACGGGATGTTGATTAATGGTCAGGCTCCCCAGCCGTTTCCACAGCAAGATCATGATGCACATATTCAGTCGCACTTGGCGTTGCTTGAGTTGTCTGTATTGCAGAGCGCACCTCCTGTTTTGGCGGCACTATTTGGTCATGTGTTGCAGCATGTGAGCATGAAGGCTCGTGAGATGGTGGATGCAGAAATAGCGGCTCTGAACGAGGAGCAGGGCATGAATCAGCAATCACAGCAAGAACAAATGCAGCAGATTCAGTTGCTGGCGCAAACGGGTGCTTTGGACCCAGCGTCGGCGCAGCAGATGATGATGCAAGCGCAACAGAACGGCCCAGTTCAGTTGCAAACGCAATTTAGTCCCGAGCAGGTAGAAGCACGGGTAGCGCAGATAGAGGCGGAGCTTATTAAGGAGCTTACGCCGTTGATGACGTATAAGGGTCAGGATGCTTCTGAGCAGGATCCGTTGGTTGATATTCGCATGAAAGAGCTATCGATCAAGGAGATGGAGGCAAATCACAAAGCTGCCTTGGATCAGGCTAAGTTGGAGCTTGAAGGCATGAAGGTGGAACAACGTGCGGTTACGGATGCGGCTCGTATGGAGTTGCAGGAGCAAATTGCGGATGAGCGCAATGAGGTAAATCGTGAGCGCATTGATGTGCAACGTCAAGCCGTGGAGCAACGAAATGCCACTGAAAGCGGGTAGTTCTGATAAAGTTATCAGCGAAAACATAAAAACGGAAATGGCTGCGGGAAAACCTCAGAAGCAGGCTGTAGCCATTGCCTTAGACAAAGCGGGTCGGAGCAAGTATGCTAACGGTGGTTTTGTCAACAAACGGTTCAGCCCTATCGCTAGGCCGCAGAGGTTCGCTGGAGAGTTTTGATGTGCGTCCTCGTGTTCGTAGCACACGGACACATGTGGATAAACGGTTACGGAAGCTGGTTCTATAAAGCCTGTTACTATGACTGCGGGTCGAAACGCTTCGGATATTATGATAGGATCTATCGTGTAGATCCTGATTATTTGTGTCCTGTGAGGTTTCGTTTAGATGATTGATCCTATTACCGCCGTCGGTGTCGCCACCTCGGCATTCAACGCAATTAAGAAAGGCATCGCCGTCGGGCGTGACTTGCAGGATATGGGTGGGCAGCTTTCCCAGTGGGGTAAGGCGTTTTCTGATTTTAATTACGCGGAAGAAAAAAGTAAGAACCCTCCTTGGTATAAATTTAGCGGCAGTGACGAAGAAACGGCCTTACAAATCTTTGCCCATAGGAAAAAGATGGAAGAAATGCGTAAAGACATTAAGGCGTTTATTTCTTGGAATTACGGTCCGTCTGCGTGGGAAGAGGTGTTGGCGATTGAGGCCAAGATGCGAAAGCAACGTAAAGAAGAGTTGTATCGCAAAGAAGAGCTAAAGAGAAAAATTATAGAATGGACCGTTGGTATATTAGCCGCAGCGGTTGGTATTGCTGTCATGGGTTTTATACTTTGGATGATTGGTAAGGGCCAAGGTCGATGGTAAATGCGACTGGTGCAAGCAGGTAGATTGCGGTGGATAGTATACGATGAGCGGGGAAAAATTGTGATTATAACACATCATCGTAGAATAGCGGAATGGGTAATCGAAAGGGGCGGCTGTGGCTGATGGTCTTACAGGTGTAGGTAATATGCCTTTTGATGTGGGCAGCGACATACACGTCCAAACGAGGGCGCGTGAGCGCATAGAAACGCATTTGGTAGAGCAAAGGGTAGAAAAAGAACATAGAGCCAATCACAGACACTTAGAGGCACTCCAGAAGCAAAGATTGGACTTATTGCAAAGTTATGATAGGTTTGGGACCAAGACCGAGGGGCCAAAGCCTCAAGGAACTAATGTAAACATAGAGGTGTAACATGGTTCAGTTAACAGCTAATGCTATTGACCAGTTGAAAATACTGCCACGCCTAGCTTTCCTTTGTCAAATCATTTTAACTTGGAAAGTTTGTTTGTGGTTCATGACTTTGCCAGATCCCACAACACAACAGAGCGCGTTCGTATCGCTTGTCACTGCGATGCTTTCAGCGTCGTTCGCATTGTGGTTGGGCAAAGAAGCTAAGACAGATAGGAGCGCGTGATGATGACATTGCTGGGCAGTCTGCTAGGCTTTGGTACTTCATTCTTACCAGAAGTTTTAAATTACTTTAAAGCTGGGCAAGAACACAAACACAATCTTGAGCGTATGCAGCTTGAGATGGATCTTATGACAAAGCGATCTGAACTCAAATTACAAGAGTTAGACAAGCAAGCAGAAATTAAAGAAACAGAAGGATTGTACAAGCATGACAGTATCGACGCTGGTGGATTTGTTAATGCGCTCAGAGGTTCAGTCCGCCCTGTCATCACTTATG